GTTGGACGGACGTTGGCGGGACTGGACACGTCTCCATTGTACGCCGAGTCTGTTTTGGGGAAGGGGCATCGGACAATCGCCCCGGAGGAGCGGGGTTGGGAATACTAACCGGAGAATGAGCCACATCGCAAAAGAAACCCAAAGGGGCTAAGCGAGTCAAATCCCGAAAGAAACCCACAGATCGGAAGCGAGTCAATGCCAGCAAGAAACCCAATGATAGGAAGCGAGTCACGCTGTGCAAGAAACCCAAAGTGGATAAGCGAGTCATTGCCAGCAAGAAACCCAATGACACCAAGCGAGTCACGGTCCGGAAGAAACCCATTTTTCATAATCGTATTGAAAGGAGAACAAACAATGGATAAAGGAGCGCCAAGCGTAACCCACCGAGTCAAAATGGGCTGTGGCAACGTCTATCTGCGAGTGGTGATTGACGATAATGACAAGCCCAAGGCCGTGTTCATCACCATTGGAAAAGCCGGAGGTTGTCAGGCTGCCTTGGCGTCGTCACTAGCCTCAGTAATTACACGGGCGCTCGAAAGCGATGTGTCGCTTAAGTTAATCATCAAGGCGCTCCGGGGAGTAACCTGTTTCGAGAGTCAACCAGGTGAACCGGAAACGCGATGCACCAGTTGTGTGGATGCGTTGGCAAAAATATTAGAACAGTACAACAACCCGTTCAAAGGAGAAAAGAAATGAGCATTTCATGGGATGATTATTACATGGAGATTGTTCAGGCCGTCGCCCAAAAGTCCAAGGACCGTTCCGTGAAAATTGGAGCGGTGATCGTCGGACCCGACCACGAAATCCGGTCCACCGGATATAATGGCTTCCCGCGAAAGGTAAGTGACACTGACGAAAGCAGGCACCAGCGCCCGGAAAAATACAATTGGACCGAACACGCGGAAAGAAATGCCATCTACAACGCCGCCCGCTGTGGAATACCCCTCAAGGGGTGCATTCTGTTCACCCAATGGCTCCCGTGTAACGATTGCGCCCGCGCAATTATTCAATCGGGGATCATTGGGGTTTGTTACAAGCCGCTTCTCAACATCCAGGATGGGAGCAGCTTGCTTAACAGAGACCATTACGACCGCTCCCGCGAAATGCTTAAAGAGGCTGGAGTGTTGGTAATCAACCTGAACAATCCGAAAGAGGAGGATTACGAATGAACGCGAGCGACCGTGAAGTTTTTTTCAGGGGGTTGTTTGACGAATGTTTGGCAATTGCCAAACGCAAGGGATCGGACTATAGCGAGAACAAACCTAACGCTGACGTGAACTCCAATTTCAAATTGGCGGCGGAGCGTTTGTCAACCGACGCAAGACCGATCACGAAGTACGACATCTGGTTTGTGTACTTCTATAAGCATCTCACCGCCATTGAAACTTTCATTGCAACCGGCAAACTGGAGAGTGAGGGGATCAGGGGGAGGATCATTGACGCCATCAACTACCTTGTAATTCTTGGCAGTATGGTAAAGGAGGACGAGCAAGCTAACCCACAAAAGTAACCCATCAGCCGCGAGCGAGTCACAGTCCAGAAGAAACCCATTATCAACAAGCGAGTCATGGGCGCTAAGAAACCCAGCCGCATGAAGCGAGTCAATGAAGGGAAGAAACCCATTTGCCCTAAGCGAGTCATGGGCAATAAGAAACCCAGGCGCATCAAGCGAGTTATCAACCGGAAGAAACCCACATGATTTAAGCGAGTCACGGTTTGAAAGAAAACCAAAACAGGCAAACGAACCGATGCAAATCAACATTATAAAATTCTACCGTGACCATCACATCCCTTATTTCGTCGAGGGGACGGAACACACTCGGCCAGGATGGGTCCAGACCCAATGCCCATACTGCTCGGGCAGAGTCGGGGACCACCTGGGGTTCAACCAGGCGTTCGGTTATTTTAACTGCTGGCGTTGCGGACCGCACCCGGTGATCTTCACTCTCTCACGCCAGACCGGAATGACCGCTTCCGCCGTCAGGTCCATCATTGGAAGTTACCAAACTCGAAGGCCGGTCAAACCAGTTAAAATTGAAGTCAGGCGTTATGCCTTTAAGTTCCCTTCGGGGACCGGCCAGATTGCCAAAGCCCACGAGAAATATCTGGTCAAAAGGAATTACAAACCGGCGGAAGTAGAGAGGGTATGGCAGGTAATGGGGACCGGGCCGGTAGCCGTCCTGGATGGAATTGATTACAAATTTAGACTGGTGGTCCCGATCATCCTTGATAATAAAATCGTCAGTTTCCAAGCGAGAGACATTACAGGCAAAGCCAGACTGCGATATCTTGCCTGCCCCAAACAAAGGGAACTCTTGGACCACAAATTCACACTCTATGGATTGGATCAGTGCAATGACAACGAGCGAGTAGTAATTGTCGAGGGTATCTTTGACGCCTGGAGGATTGGACCGGGGGCGGTCGCAACCTTTGGGATTCAGTACACCAAGCAGCAAGTCCATAGGTTAGTAGATAGCTTTACCAAAGCTCTGGTGGTTTATGATGATGAATTACAAGCTCAACGACAGGCCAGACAATTGCAAGGGATGCTGGAAATGTACGGGATTACAACGGATGTTGGCACTGCCCCCGGCGACCCCGACACTTTCAGTAAAAAGGACTTAGATGACATCAAAACGTGGATGGGAGGATAACCAATAAACGTCGTTCCTGGGGCCTCTCCGTTCGTCTGGCGGGGTATTTTAAGTCAACAAAAGGGTCCAAGGGACCGTCCTCCAGAACAAAAACGGCCCTTGGACCCACTGATCGGGTAAAAGGAGTCACCAAACCCCGATCAAGTTTTCGGTTGCTTAAATATCTCTTTCAGTTCCGCCAAGACCCAACTGATAATCATTGCCGCCGCCGCCGGACCAACTTCATCCATAATCGGCTTCAACAGTATACCAGCTTGGTAGCACGACTGAACAAACAGGGGGTCGTCAGGCTTAAGAATGGAACTGTCCTCCCCCTTCTTTAACGCCATCAAAAATACGGCGTTGCCTCGGAACCACACTTTGATGGATTCCTTCACCTGCGCTAAAAACTCCAACGCTGCTTTATTGTCCGCCATGAGTCACCTTCCTTTCATCCGATTTTTAAGGTCAAGAAACTTCTCCTTGGACTTGTCCACCGAATCTTCAAATTCCTTCCGGGCTTTGGTTGTTAGGGATGTGTCGTCTCTCAAATCTCGTTTGATTGACTTGGCAGCAGGAGGATTGGAAATAATCCCGGCTTTTTCTTTAATTTCCACCTGCTCAACCGCAGAGGTTAGCGCCGTAAGCGCTTGCTTAGCTGCTTTGTAGTCCCCTACAATTTTGAAAATCAAAGCTGTCAGGGCTGTACTTACCAAGCCAGCAAATGCCAGCAGGCCCAATATAGCCTTCTGATTTTCAGAATTGGTAAGCCAAGCCCACACTGCTAAAATTTTGTCCATGAACCACCTCCTTTTACGGACTCTTTGTATGCGTAACGGTGCAGTAATATGCAGTCACGGTATCCGATCCATGACCTGATGCAATCCGCACCCTCAGTTTCAACGCATTTGCCGCATTAAGCACCCCGGTTCCATAAGCAATATTAGGTGATGCATCGCCATTGGTATGGAAAGAACACCCTGCTTTCTGCGCCGTCGCGCTGGTAAAAAGAATGTTCCCCGCAATCTCCCAAACGCCAGCGGTGGTATTAACAGACACCGGCTGGCAAACGGTTGATCCCGCAAGGGAGATGGAAGCGGTAACAGACTCGTTTGCCCCTGCCGTCAATCCATAACACTTAACGTCGAGAGAATCACGAGCGCCAATAGTGCTAGCAGGTATGGTATACCCGTAGATAAGCGTCGCGCCGTCGGCCAGAGTAAATCCAGCGGAAGTCGTAGCGCCGACGCCAAGTCCATAGGACAAATGACTTAATTCTGATCCACTGACGCCGGTCAGTCCATCCAACTGGTTTAGTTCGGTCGCCGACAAACCGGTCAGTCCATCCAACTGGTTCAGTTCACTGATGGTTGTCGTTAAGGTTTCTCCATCAACAACAAGGGAGTCACCTTCAAGACTTGAGACCTCAAATCCAGTTACAGTTGCATTTGTGAAGGAAACCGCCGCCCCATCAAAGGTTGCTTTATCCTTCACCTTTAACTGGCGGGCGTTTATTTGGGGGACAAACTCTCCCCCGGCAAATACAGCCACGCTGGTAATGAGTAATAGAACTACGATTCCAAACACCTTTCCAATTCGACTTTTCATGATCTTCATCCTCCTTAATAATTTTAACCTTACGGCCAATATTCCCAACCACACCCGTAAAGATAAAACTCGTCTGCGGCGTCATCAGTCGAAATCTTTACGGACAACATCACGTCATTACTCATGTCCACAGTTGTTTGAACGGCATTACCTAAATGAGCAAGAGTAGTCCCTTCAGCAACTTGGGCATCGCCAAAGCCACTTTGGTTTGCCTCATCACCAACTTCAATTAACAAATAATGCCATTTCACTGACCCTTTGTTATCACTATTAAATACAATGGAGGCGTTAATAGTGTTACCAACGTATAGTGATGCTGTTTTAACATTGGCTTCACCAATTAATCCCCCGTAACATACAAGTTCAACCGCTTCCTCATCGTCCATCATTCCAGCAGGAAGTTCAACAGTTGACCCAACCACTTCCGCCGTTGTTGCTCCGGTTACCACAATAGTAGTTGTAACTTTAAGAACTTGACGTGGACGATTGGTAGAATCCCTAAATGTAAAGTCATTATGGATGTTGAGATCATCGGTTGTAATTGACGTGTCCGCTTGGAGCGTTTTACAACGAATGTGGTAAAAATAGGTTGCAGTGGCAACAGCCGATTGAATAATTAGCAATAAAATTACCACGCTTAAAACCACTTTGAACTTTTTCCAAAACATTTCATTCCTCCTTTGGTTAGTACCCACCATCAGCAATTTTGAGAACACGTTCGGTGATCGGTCCAACAATCCCATCGGGGACCAAACCATGCCCTCCTTGAAATTGAACCACAGCAGCCTTTGTTAAACTCCCGTAATCGCCATCAACCATCAATCCAGCATTCTGAATTTTGTTGAGCGCCGTTTGAATCCACTTTACCTTCGCTTCCTCCGCAAGATTTTCAGCCTCGCCGGTTTTATTGTTAATAGCATTAATACAAAACCGAGCCATCGCTTTGTACCCGCCTTTGGAGTAAGCTGCCTGCCCATCATCCCCCCGCCAATCATGGTGCCAACACTCGCTGCCTCTCGCGGCAATCCCAATCCAACCATGCTTTTTTAGAATGGCCTTAGTCCTAGCCAATCCAATTATCGTATTGCCAACGTCAATGTCAATTGCCCTGGCAGCCTCGTGCATTGACCCGCCTGGAGGCGGGGAGTACGCTGACTTCCGCCCGGTCTTCCAATCAAGGTAGGCGCGTCGTTGGGCCTCCGTACTCCGAAACATATCACTGATAAACAAAGTCCCGCCTGCTTGCGTTATCTCAATGATTGCTTTGTCCAACGACTCCGCCGCCGGACGAACCAATTTAGCCATGTAGTCGGGGAGATAGTGCGTTGCCTTGTAAATATCAGGCACCTTAACGCAAACGACCCCACTATATTTAGGGTCCGTCCCAACAATTCGACAGCGTTGTTCTTCAACCATTCTACACCTCCTTTTCTCTTCCGCTAGTTACGAACAATATCCAAATCATCTTGGCCTCCTATGCTTTTTCGATTTGTGCCCGTGAATTTTTTTCCAACACGTCCAAATCCGGCCATTCCCCGCCTTCAGTTGGTTGATAGTCCACCGGGTTGAAAAGTCCACGTCGCGGGCCTGGGCCTTCGTTACGGTCGGATGCGCGTCCAAGTTGATTTGATATAGCCCATAAGATGACTCCCGCCGGTTGTCATTAACGGCATTGGGATTGAGGGAAGATTCACAGCGGGCGAGGGCGATCAGCGTATCCGGCTTATTATATCCTTCCTCTTTGGCAATGGCCCGGATTTGATCCTTGATGGACAGATCATCCCGTGCGGGGTCGGGCGCGGGCGGAGGCGCGCATTGCTCTTCGAGGGTCTTGACCCGCTCGTGTAGAAATTCGATTTCGTTTTGTTGGGCGCGGTTGCTGGCCTCCAAGCCCTCGATCCGTTCGCGGGTGTCGTCCAGGCCCACCTGCTTGACCAGCGAGCACCCGCCCGCGACAATCAGAAATCCGAAAAAAACCAATGAGAATTTTTTCATAACGACCTCCTATTCCCGCACTACGCCTGACCCCAGACCATCATCAGTCGGCATTCGATCATTGCCTCGTAACAAAAGTCAAGCCAGGCGTCCGGTACGGTCATTATTCTGTAATACATATCAATCATCAATCCTTGTTTTTAATAATCCATCGGTATGGGACTTGGAATTTCCGTTCATTGTTTCCAGGTATTTCTCAACCCGACCCAAGGATTGAAACATCAATTCCTGCTTGATTTCTATACTAACCTGTTTGTCCTTCATCTCTTTTTGGTTTATTTTAATGTCGGCAATATCGTGATACAGCGCATCATGGGTCGGTTTACACCATGCCTTATCAACCTTCGTGTCGTCCGTTTTTTTCAAGCGGAAATTAAGCATCGCCCACACCACGCCAATCAGCCCGACGCCGACCGCCGACGCTATACTTATTAATGTAGTAGTCATCAAAGTCTCCTTTATTATTTACTGACTATCCGCGCCATAAGACCAAAATTAAATTGACGACGCTTAATGCCAACCCGATGACGGAGATAAACAAAGTTGAGTTGAGCGCCGACTGATTGGCTTTCCCTTCGAGTTGTGCCTTCGATAGTTCAAGGGATTTGATGGTCGCGTCCATCCGGGAAATCCGACCTTCAACCTCATCGCGGGTAATGAACCTTACCGACTGGTCCTTGAGCGCTTCCCGGAACTCGTTCATGCCGTCAAGTCTTTTTTCCATTGCGACCAGGGCCACGTCGCGGGCGCGGTCCGCCGCCTCGAATCTAACGTTGAAGTAGTCGCGCAGCTCGATCACTTTGCTGTCGAGAAAATCACGAAAACTTATTTGTTCATTGGTCATTTATTACCTCGTTAAAGTCCTTTCGATTGTATAATTCAAATAATCGCAGTCAACGATAATTCGAGCGGCAACAGGGGCGGTGTTCCAAGCAACCACGCCGGAAAACACTGTCGCGGCGGGGAAGGTCGTTAATGTCGAGGTCCAAAGAGACGCGCCGGCCGCCGAATAGATCGTATAGGTTATGGTATCTTTGGCGGCGTTGATAACAATCTCGCCGCGATACCAGGTCGCGTCCGCGTAGGTGTAGGCGGTCGCGGTGGTCTGGACCCCGCCCCCGCCGTTCTGGGCCTTGCCCGCGATGGTGCCCGCGCCCTGGTCAAAGTAAAGCCAGATACCGTTACTTGGATCAGATACAGCGACCCCATCTTGCCAGCCTGCCCGCCAGCGGCTGTTACCGGATGCTCCATTGGTAGCCTTGAAAATAAACGTTATTTTTTCAGAACCACCAACAATAAAAGCGACTGATGTAGTGGCAATATAATAACCAGAATTGTTTCCCGTGGTGCTTCTCAGTGATATAACACCCGGATGATCTACATTACCTGCAGCAACAACCATTGTGCCGGAGGCAATTGCAGCGCTTGAAAAAGGTGAGATGCCCCCAGCCGTAACCCCCAAGAAGTCAGTCTCATAGACAATTAACTTACGATAGCGGGCGTCGCCGCGTGCGTCGGTATGATATATGGAGTGGTCATCATCGCCGAGTCCCACCAAGCCGCCGTGGTCCTGTTGATCCCAACCAATGCCCAATGTCGCGCCGGAATTAATCGTCAGAACATATCCATCTGTGCTCCCCACCGATAGGCCGGCCGCCTCGCCAAGTCCGGTCCCCACCGCAATGTCTCCCACCGTATCAAACCACAACAATCCAGGGAGAGATTCGGTTGGACGAGGGATTAAAATCTGTGAGGGCGATTGGCTATAAGCAACGCCCGGAGATATTTTAATATCTACCGTGTCACCATTAGTCTGTCCCCCAATTTTAATCATAATGCTGTCTGTAGGTTCAACAGTAAACCCCGATTGTAGTGAGGAATCATCCATCTTCTGCATGAAGTCGTAGTCATCCGCAATAATATTACCACCGTTAAATGTAAATAATCCCGTTGTGGACCCATCAATCGTCGAGCGTGAGTAAACGCTGTAAACAAGCCGACAGTCGCCCCGCGTTGTTCCAGTCAGTTTCGCGTAGGCCCAGATATCGAAATGCCAAATCCCTGGGGGGATACTTGTTGCGCCGGGGTACCCACCATCTATCGTATTAAACCCATAAAGCCCGTAGTCAACATCACCCCAATCGCCGCTTGCCCCAACCACATCATCATAAGAGTGAACGTAAGTGGTTGTGTAAAGAGGGGCAGCCGTTGAAATTAAAGACATCAATTTGTTAACGGCATCTATATCAAGCACGTCGGGGTAATAACCGATTGCGTTATCACGCCTTATAAACGTGGGGGTCAATCCGCTTCCGGTGATGTCCCCTACCGAATTAAACACCGGGACGTACCCATTAAGGTATTTTATGTCGGTATTGGATTTTGTTTGAGTGTCATGTTGATAGGCCGCAATCATTGCCAAGATTGCGACAACTAACGCCCCGATGAAGATAGCTTTTCGTTTCATCAAACACCCCCAATTATTCCTGGGCCTCCGAATAAGTAACCAGGATGTTGTATGCTAATGCCCGCCAAGGACTACCTGTCCCTGACGCCATTGTTAATTTCAGATCGCCAGTGGTACTATCAATCCATATCCTTCCCACGGCTGCTACTCCACTTATCAAAGTGAATGTATAGGTTAGATAAGGTTCTGTCGTCGAATCGGCCCCGCCTTCAGCCGAGTAGAGCCAATCATCAAACAAGCAATAACTTGTAATTCCCGATCCGGCACCAGGAGCGTTATAAGAAGGAGTTCCGTGTGCTGCTATCTGAGAATGTATTTTTTTATCATAGGCAAGAATGTCTCCTAATGTGTAGCCATCCGTTCCCGATTCGTGTCCAGCAAGTAAAAGCCCACGCACTTGAATATAACGAAACCGCCAATCAATGGTATCTTCAAGCACAATAGTGTATGGATAAGCGTCATCACCATTCCAACCATGAAAATGAATGATGTTGCCTCCAACGGCATGAAGATAATCCAAGTTCTCCCGTATTTTATCCATCAAGGTCTGATTCAGCGGGCTGTTTACGTCCGTCTCGCTTGCCGCGATTGAGGACCACGCCCCGACAAAAACAAACAACATCTCCGGGCGTAAGATATCTAACTGATCGAGGATTGACAAGCAGCAGGCAATCATGGTCAAGACCAGGAGAATAAATACCAACGACGGGCGGACCGGCCTGTACCCGATCACCCGGCCACTCTTTGTTTCCTCCGGGCGAATCGGCTGCCAGCCGGTTTTATTACTCCACTTCATCATCACCCTCCCATTACCATATCATATACCCATTTTCTTCGGCGACCAAATCTCCATCTCCGTCTAGGAGATTAGAAGCATCACCAATCCAAGCATACCGCCGGGCAAAATCATCGGCGGCTGAGCTATATAGTAACACAACTTCGACGCCAGCGGAATGGGATGCCGCGACAGCCGAAGTTCGATCCACACCCGTCAACCTGACAATCGTCCAACTCGACGACTCCTCAATTAAAGTAGCAGTCGTATAAGTAATTTCCTCCTCTTCAATTTCAATCTGATGAGGGTGCCCACCGCTGTCAAAGTCGTCAATCGTCATTGAAGTCCCACTAATGTCAACATCAATTGTCACGTCGTTTTCATCAATTGCATGGGCCAAGGTTGGATTGGGAGGCCCAATGGCAGCATATCTAAAGTTGCCGCCAAATCCGGCCTGTTCAAAAATTAACTTGATCCGGCTCCAGCCGTCCTTGACTTTTGACGTTAAAATATAAAAGACCTCTCTAAGCGTTCCACTGGCATCGGCGTCCTCGGCAATTTTAAGTTTGAGAAGGTCCATCAAACTGATATCATCGTCTTTCAATTCCAATGACGCCTCCAGTTTATTAATCCCCTCGTGGACGCGGGTATAAATATGATCGGCAACCCACTTGGCATCATCTGAGTCATCAAGCCACTCGCCATAAATATTCTGCTTCTGAACGTCACCATAGACGTTTTCATTTTCAGCTTCAGCGTCACGGAACCCAGCAAGTCCCCAATAATCATCTTGGAGTTTGTCCTCGCCACTCGTTTTGGGATCGGGTTTATAAGGACGATACCACACCTGAATGCGTGATTTGCGGGTTTTGTCGTTGCCAGTCCAAGTCTTTGTTCCTTTGACGATATCATCATCGGTAATGACTTTGGAATAGGTTGTAATCGGCGGGACTTGGAGACTGACGTTAATTTTACCATCGGTGTCCGGCCAGACGTTGGCAAACGCGCACGCCCGCCACGTTTCAATCCGGCCAGCTACATCCTTTTCGCTCTCGAACCTGGCTTTAAACGATAACCCTGGATGCCAATGACCAAGAGCTTCCGTCACGCCGAACACCAACACGGAATCGCCGGAAGTATGCGCGGCTGCCGTTGTTCCATACTGCCCCCGCCGGCAATTAATTAAATCGCCCGCCAAGGTTGCTCGAAACCAAATCGCCTCATCGCCAATGCGAATAATTCCATACTCTGGTAAAGAATCAAGGCTGCTTACTGGGATGGTGGTGTCGTTGTCGTCAATATTATCCGTAATAGTAATATCGTGGTCGTAAGTCTTAATATAATCAATCCCAATTTTAGCATAAAACATCAACAGGTCCATAAGGCAGTGATCGGCCAACACCCGACTGCAATCAGTCCAAGTAGCGCCGTCGTCCTCAGCGTAAACTGTCACCTGCGCAATGTTTACATCAGCCTCATGGGCCACTGGATCAGTGCCATAAGCTCCACGGACCAATCCAGAAAATGTTGTCCCGCCAGCGGCAGCCGTACAGCTTGTGTAAGTGATATACTCATCTTCAATTTTGAGAGTTCGAGGCTGATTAACGGTCGCCACATCAAACAAAGATGTGGCATCGAGTGTTTCCGATCCGTCGTCAATAATCAAAGACAGTGCATTGGCTGTAATTGCTGTTTTCAAAACAATAAAGTCTGAAACCTGCCCGGGGAACTTCCGATCCGACGCTTCCCACAAAAAGCTGCGAATCATAATCCTTGCGCCTTTGGGATTGACGGCAATATCATAAACCCCGCCGGTGAACTCCAATTCAAAATCATCGGGGTCCAAGTCCACAAACCCGCGATAGAACTTTGCCAACCGCATGGTGTAATTCTTGTTCCGCGCTTTCCACGTTACCCAAAAGCTGGCGCCATCAACTTCATTGAGAGAATAATCCCCAATGTTCTTTTCCGGGTTGGCAAGATCGTAACTGGACAACGGAAAATCGTCAAAGTCCAAACGAAGCTCACCCACTTCCGTTTTGAATTTCTCGGCGTTGACCTTAACCGGCAAATGGGTGACTTCCTTTTTCATTAAAGGGTATGCGCCGGGGATGTACGCCTCTCGATTACAAAACTTAAAGACCCGCGTCCCTTTAGTGTAATTCGGAGTGTCTTGGCAAGTAAACCAGGTGTAGTAACAAGGAACAACAGCGTTACATTCCCGAAATCCGCCGGAGGAAGCGTCGGACGACGCGCCGGAACCGATGCACGGATTGAGTTTGGTGCACATATCCATGTGCAGTTCCAGAAGGTAGCAGGGCTGGCGATAGACTTCAGCGCGTTTATCGTCCATTACAGTCATTGTTCTTTACGCCCCTCTAATGAAAATTGCAAACTGCGGAATAACACTTGATTGTACGGTTGGGTGACGGTTTTGCCGCTGAATTTCATAAAGTACGTTTCAGTCGGGATGTCGGAGTCCCACATCCAAAAGAAAGGCAAACCCCGATGGGTCTGACGGAAAGGAATCCAGTCATCAGCAATAAATGCCGGCGTGAGATAGGGGTAACTGAACGACGGGTTCCGTTTCACAAAGGCAATGGATTCACCCAACAGCAGTCCCGATTCGCTGACCTGAGTGTCCCCAATCTCCTCACAACTATCAGGGTCCAGTCCGTTTGGGTCTGGATTGCGGGGGATTTCCAAATGTTCCCCGATGAACACAATCCCGATCTGCGGAGTAAAATTACCACCGCCGTTGTTATCAATGGTCAACTTCAGCAACGGGTAGTTCACGGAATTAAACTGATGCGCTTGGCAGTAATCATTAGTTGGAGTTTGATAAGCAACAATGGAGTTCCATGATGGAATTGAACTTCCATCATTCGATCCTTCCAATTTGTACCTGGCCCCGCAAGTATGGAGATTGTGCGCCATAATACACAAGGAGGTAATGCCCTCACCGGCGGAAGCGTCCAGTTCAAATTCAATTTCATAGGAGTTTGCGCCGGACGCTTTCCAAATGCTAGTCTCACGCCAAGTAGCAATGTTGGAAACCGGATAACCTGCATCCTCAGATGAGGCTGCGATGGTTGATCGAGCCACGGCGTTGTCCCACATGATTCTTGATTTACCCATTATCTCACCTGGATATCCACTCCCATTCCTTGGAGTTGATTGAACTCGGAAACCAATTCCCGCGTGAACTCGCCGAGGTCTTTGATGATCCCGGCCTTGTCCGCCAACCGGCCCACGTCCACAACGTACTGGACCTTGCCGCCAAACTTGCCTTCTTTCTGAGCGCCAACATCGGGAGTCGGGGTTGTTGAGTACCCACCTCCGCCTCCGCCTCCACTGGCGGAGCTTCCACTTCCACTTACTTTCTTTCCCATCCCACCAAACAAAGAACCAAGTGTTTTTAACGCCACTCCGCCGGCAATAACCGCCCATCCAGCAGGATCATGTTCAGCAACCATTGCCACGCCTTTAGTGACATAATAAGTTCCAAATGCGCCTGCCAGTGATCCAATTAATTCATAAGTCGCAGCAAGTATATCTTTATTCCGTGATTTCATTCCCAACATCATTGCTGCAAAATACTGCCCCATTGCCGATGACATTCCTTGTCCGAGTTGTTCATAACTATCACGAACGAGATCATGAAATGCAGTTGTATCAGCCAGAATCTTCTCCCAATGCTGGTAATTTGCATCTTCCTCCAAGAGACGGTCCTGCACTTCGTTTTCAGCCGCCAACTTTTTATTTCGCTGGAGTTCATCGTACAATCCCTTTTCAAAAATAGCAGCGTTCTCCCGAATCTGCGCCTTTCGATTCTCATCCTCCTGCGCCGCCGCTAAAAGAATTGCGGTGTTTGCTTGGAAATCATTCAGCCGCTTCATGTAGTCCAAGTTTTCCTTAGCAAACGTAGCCTCCAATCCAACCAAGCCATTAGTCTGGATTTTTAGCCACTCCTCATTAACATGACGGTAAGCATCCACCGTCTTCTGAGCGTCAGCAATGTCACGGTCATGCGTCCGCGCCTCATAATGTTGAGTTGCCGTAGCACTTGGACCTTTGCCAGTTTTAGATGGAACTGGAGCGAACGGCATGTGTTTCCCTTCAGATGCTAACTTTTCCATTTCAGGATCAACCGCAAACAATGGAGACGTTGCGTTTAACCCCGCCAAACCAGGACCGGACGGAGCGCCGATGTCTCGCACTTCTTTCAGGTACAACCGGAGATCGTCAATACCCTGTCGGGTAAATCCGCCCATGCCCTTCTCAAGCCGCTCGAAGTTAGCAATCAGTTGGTCCACCGTCATACCCGTAAGGTCCAATTCCTTCTTGTACCCACCAGACATGACATAATAAATCCGGTCCATCATGTCTGGAATGATAGAATTACGAACGACTCTATTATCAACAGACTCATAGATTGCAATCATTTGGCTGGCCCATGATCTAGTAGAGGCAAGCATCCTTGCATAACCTGCCGCCATGACCGCCGTCATACTCCCCATCATTCGAGCGATGATACTGGTTGACGTACTTGCCATTGATTGAAATTGTCCTTGGACCCCGGAGGACATCTCCCCCATCTTGGCCGTTGTAGAGGCCGTCATGGCAGACACACCCGCCTCCGACGCCGCCGCGACCACCGTCCAACCAGCAGTCATACTTGCGGCCATTTGATCCATGCCCAAACCCTCGCCGCCGCTGACCAAATCTTTCCAGCTTGAGAAAATCGTGGTAACGCTCGCGGCGGCTGAAGCCAAGGGAGTGACCATCAGATCGGTAAGACGGCCAAACTCCTCCCCGATAGCATTAACCATATCAGGGACAATGGACCGGCCAACAAGCTCAACCGACATTTGTTTAACTGGATCAATCGCTGCTTGTGTTGCCGCCATCATTGCTGATGACCACGGACCAGCGCTGGCAGATATAATACCTGCGGCTTGGTTCATTGTTGACTGTGTTTGAGTTACAACATCCTGCGCCATTGCAGTTGACGCTTGGGACGTTGCTGGTGCCTTTCCTTGCACATCCGCTTGTGATTCCAATTGTTTCAATTCAGCCAGCATTGATTTTAACTCTGCAAGCCGGGCTTTAGCTTTCGCAGTGGAATCTACGCCCGTAACGCGCTCCAATTCGGCCCCGCCTTTTTCCCACACACCGGCATAGTTCTTCAGACCCTCCTCCAGCGGAGCGATTTGCGCTTCAATTTGAGTGCGGGCCGCGTCAAGATTTTTCACCCCGCCAACTGATTGAAGCAACTGAAGTTGGTCAAGCGACGACTCGTACTCCTTAATTTTAGCGTCAAACGCTGCTTTGCTTGGTATTCCAGTCAAGTCTTCAATCGAAGGGCCGGCAACGCCCTCCCCCAATTTCTTACCAAATTTATCACGGCCTAATTCGGCAAGGCGGTCCAATTCTTGCGATATAGTAGTGATTGATTCATGCAATTCCACCCGACCCTTCTTTATGTCCTCAGCTTTTAAGATTGATGCAAACGGAAGATCAGGCGCTTTAATATTAGCAAACTGACCAGTCGCCTTTTCCATTTCTTTAGCGGCGTCAGAAACCAACTGAGGCAACATTTCATTTATACTACTTAATACCTTTTTTAAGTCACCGCCATAATCCTTCTCCCAAAATTCAATCGTTTCTTTCCCAACTTGCTTTGACAAATCTTTATTCTTTCGTAACTGAGCCGTCGTTGTGATCCCACCATTTATTAACAATTGAAGATTATCACGGTCAGCCGTCATTTTAACGGCCATTTCATTTACTGCTAAAATCTTAGTGTCAGTAATATAACCATTATAATCCTCAATCTGCTTACTGTATTCATAATCCGTAATCTCGCCAGCATTTCTTTGGTTGTTTAGATGCTGTATCTGAAGGCGAGATTCATCCTCTATTTGTTTTTGATATGTCTTGATTGATTTCAATTGATCGGATTCAATTTGCTTACTTCCAGTAAGTGACGTAACATCAGGGCCATTCCCCAAATCGCGCATTGCTTTGAAAAATTGAAATATTGGCGGTGGGCCAATCGCTCCTATTTTTTCCATAAGACGGAGAAATGTGCCAAGATCACTATTAACATCAGCCATAGCCGACCGTGCCTGACCACCTCCGTAAGTTATACCTTCAAGAAAATCAGCCAATCCAATAAGGCTCACCTTAGCAGTATCCAATCCCCCTGACTTACCAAACTCAATCGAAAGCCGCTCCCAAGCAGCCTTAACTGCTTCTATCTTCATCGCACCAGTTTCCAATTCTGGACCCATAGCATCATCCAAGTTATTATTCTTCATGGACTCCATTAATTCACGGTATTTCGCTTCGACCTCTTCATTTGCTGTAAGCATTGACATTACCGCTCTGGATTGCTTACGGGTAAATAACTGGTTAAATTCCTGGTCGGTCAACTTCATCGCCGCCTGCACCTTGTTAAGCGACTCAACCATTCCCTCCGTTTCAATCATACTTTGGAACTTCTTCATGGAGATACCAGCTTTTTCCAGCGCCGACTTGAATTTGCCGGACGTACCGGTGATTTGCATAAATGACTGCCCAAGGTATTGTTGCGCTTGGGTAGCTGAAATCCCACCGAGAGTCATCGCCGCAACCATCGCCGATGTCTCCTCGAAGGAGACGCCGGTAATGCGGGCGAGAGCGGCGCACTGACCAAATTGGCTGGTAAGATCGTCCACTGTCAAAACACCCAACCGGACTTGCTCAAACATAACATTGGAAACTCTGGCCGCGTCATCCGCCGATATTCCATAAGCATTGATTGCCGCAACCACCATTTTAGTGGTATCGGTCATTTCACCAAGTCCGGCGATGGAAAGTTTGGTTGACGCCCGTAAAATACTCAAAGCCTGATTTGTATCGGTAATACCAGACGAGTAAATTTCATAAGAGGCGGCGCCTAATTTTTCTGGAGTGATCGGCAGTTCACGGCTGAGGCTCATAATGCCTTTTGATAAGGCTTCAATTGCCGGTCCCCTGCGCCCAAGATCGTCAATCGTCGTGGCGACATTGGCCATCTGCTTTTCAAAATCCATCGCATTTGTAATCAATGATTTTGGGATTCGGATTGTTTCCCATATAGCAGTGCTAACAACCATGTAACGGGCAAACCGCATAAAAGAACCAGCAAGCCCTCCTAATTGAGCAGAAGTAGATTGAGAAGTTGCCCCCACTCTATTAAGTCCCGCTACAACTTGATTGGCATTCCTACCACAAGCTAGTAACCCATTCCCGGCCCCAATTGCCGCCGCTCCAGTTTTATTTAATGCCGGAGGAAGCTGGTTCGCCGCCATACTAGTTGACTTAAAATTATAAGCAACTTGTTGGCACCGATTAGCTACATTATTTAATCCAGGACCAACCGCATTGACCGCCGGAATAACGGCATTAAACCCCGCCCCCATTTTTTGAGCGGCAATTGCAACTCCATTAGCGCCAGCTTTGAAATTATACAGTTGACCGTTCGCGCCAATAAATGCACCGCCAAGCTGTTTTACGCCGCCAGCGGCATTAAAAGCAGCCTGGTTAAGCTGTGTCCCAGCAGCGGCAGCCTTCCCCTGAAACTGCTGAATCTGAGCAACAGCCTGTTGAAGACCAGCATTCAACGGCGCGACGTTTGCGCCGATGGTTACTTGGAGGTCGGCAATCGTCGCCATTAGTCGGGTTCCTTTTTGGCAAGTGTTAGCATGGTTTTCTTCATAACTTCCACCGACTGACGTTCCGGTTCAAATTGAAACATGAAATCGCTTTCATGGAAACTTGTTCCGCTACTATGCGTGTTAGCCAAGACCTGGCAGATGCGGGCCATCCTCATGTCGGCCCTCACTTCACCCAACGGTTCGAGTTGATAATACGCCCGCCATTCTGCCAGTTCTCGCGCATCCAACAAATCTCCTAATCTATTGGGGTGAGGCACTCCGAGGGCGAGGCAGAGTCGGAATCGCCATCGCCATTCGGGGTGCTCTCGGAGTTTTTTACCAACTTCTCCTGGTCCACTGCCGTAATCCCATTCAACTCCTGAGCCGCCGCCGTAATGATTCCCATCGCTTCCGTGCATTTCTTTCCAAGGTCACGGGCGTCCTTTTCGGTAAAGATCGGCTTGCCCTTTTCATCGGATAAGCAAATAGCGCACAACCGCGCCCGGAAGTTTTCCAACCGACGAACGCGGTCACTGTCATCATCAGCAATCATCGCCGCGTCGAAATGGTCCCGTTCCGATGAGGACATGGTGCGGACGTAAACCGTATCGTTCCACGGTTTCACAAAAACCTCAATCACCTTTTGGTCGTCAATCCGTAAAATCGAATCTTTGGTAGTCAAAGGCATGGGTAGCCTCCTTTCATTTTAGCTGCCACTGTCACTGTTGATAGTGACCTGACCGCTGATCTTGAGCGTTACTGAACACGAAATCTGCTTGTCAACCGGGATTTCCAAACCCATGTCCGAAACATTGGCCTGGAACGCCGCAGTCATCTTGTCAACGCCGGGGAACAGGATTTCGTAATCAATCAACACGTCCGACTCGAAATCACCCTTCATAATTTCGTAGGTGTCCCGACGATAGATCATGTCCAGTTTGATTGATCCGCCGTCCCGCAATCCGAAGATGAACTCCTTGTAACCGCCAATGCTGTCAAGGCTGGTCACGTCAATTGTATCACGCTTCAGATCAGGACCGCTGATCTTCATAACTTCAGCAATATCTTCGTAGTAAGAGGTATTCTTACGACGAAACTTCGCGCCGATTCCTGAAGTCGCAAGTGATGCCATTTAATCCCTCCTTTGCTTCTACTCGATTTGCGTCCGCATTATTTCAAAATTAGCAGAAAACACAAACCGATTGTTTTCATCCTTGGGGAGATGGATTATGTCGCCTCGCTGCTGAATTAAAATGTAACGGCTTCCATCCCCGCTAGCGCTATCCTCAACCTCCATGTTCCCAACATTATGGAGAGACCTTGCAATCCGATCAATCCGATCATACGTCTGATCGTACTTCTTCGGGTCGCCATGAACTAAAACCTGGACCGAGGGCCGGAAAACATCCACTCCCGGCAACGGCGTCCGCCCCCCTGAATTAAACACGGTAATCCTGTCGTTTGGGAGGGTAGGGGCATTATCAACAAAAATGTCCGTCCCCAACGCCCCAAACCCAAGCGACGCAAGATAAAGAGCAATGTCATACGCCGGACTGTTCATGGAGTCCCCATTGCTTGTCGAACGGACGCTTCAATTATTTGGATAACGGCAGCCTCATTTTCTATCACCGCCCGTTCAAGAAACTTGTACCCATCACCACCGCCGGCATTAGGGTTCTCATGGACCTTCACCGCGTAGTGATAACCATCTTCGGGGGCCGCTGCTGAATACCCAATTGTAACTTCCATACGATCAACCCCGAAATTCTCAACATTTTCAAGACTCCCCACCAAGATTCCCTCCACAACAGGCGTTCTACCACGGGAATCATTACTTACTAACTCAGTAGCAGCACGGACGCCATCAGGTAAAGCAACTCCCAATCGCGCTATCCTGGCGTTAAGAGCGGCGGTCACAAATGCTATATTAGGAACTTGTAATATGATCTGAATCCCGAGCATTCATTACCCTCCACCCTTTACTTTACCTGAAACGATCTTCTTTTGCAACCACACGATTAAATGGGAATTTTTACTATGGAGGTCGGCGTGTTCCTCCCGCGCTCGAATTGGAAAGGCGTTGACGCTGTAATCGGGACTCTGGTCGGAGCTTAAGTCCTCCATTGTTCCCCTCATCAGATAACCATCAAGCGTTAATTGGCGGTCGGGGTACACCTTGGCAACCGAAAGCATCTGCTCCCCGTTTGCGCCGGAGAACAATACCTCCTGGTCCTGCCACCGGCACTTGATCTGGATTGGGTCAGCTAAGTCCGCTTGCCCAAAAGCATCAAAACCATCACACGCCCAATAAACAGCGTCCTGCTTGAGGAACCGCCGCAGGAACGCCGGAGACGGAGACGAAACCGGGGTGTAGGGATTCCGTTGGGACCGGAACGACTGAGGGTTAATCAACTGAAGTTCCGGCGTCAACTCCAAAATAATAAAAACGTAGGTGGTATTTGGATCAAGCCCGGTAATAGTTTTTGTGCCATCTTCTGATGCCACACTAAGATTAATATCACCAGAAACCGATGTATAAAAGATAAGGACGTACGCCCCATCTTCTAAATCCGCAACAGTAAATATGACATTGGTCCCATCTTCACTTCGGTCACTCATTGTGATTGTTGATCCTGATGCTGAAAAATCAAACAGTGGTGAAAAAGCAAAATCACTTGGAGGCCCATAATTACCACTCCCATCTTTGGCTACAGCAAATACTACACAAAATGGCATTTCCCCCGCTGTAAAATCAAAAAAGTTGTCAGCGGTGGTCAAATCAAGCGTAACCTCTCCATCACCAACGCGAGAACCGGCCAAAAAAACAGGCGCCGTCGCTCCGCCAGCAATTGCACAACCATAAACCTCTATCGTAAGAAGCTGATCGGTGACGGAAACGTCACACGTCCCAACTGCTACATCACGACTATAATTACTTATGACAGGTTTTTCAATCATAACGCTTGCACCATAATATTCTTCGATGAGATGGACAATACTCCGCGAATGTCCAGTGTTTTTACTTGCTGACCGTACTGAGTAAAGTCCAACCCCATCCCAAACTTACCAGCATACTTCCGACTCGCGTCACCAAATGCGTCCCCCGTCAACTGACGCTGACGCATGGCAATAAAATGCGCCGCTAAATATCGCTCAATTTCAAAGAGAAGATCATCACTGTATCCAGAAGAAGCCAAAGTCTCATCCACCAACACCGTTGCTGTTGCAATGAAGGCGTCAACGTCAAGAGAGCTGTCCACTTCAATGATCTTCTCCACGTCGTCTGATGTAACCCTAGCCATTATTCTTCCTCCTCATCAACACAGGGGACATCATCAATCTTGTCCCTGCCTGACCACAGCGATGGAGTAACAAAATTATGGACTACTTCCCGGTTCCACTCCAACCCAAGGTGAGACACTACACGCTTTATCTCACCGTAGTTTCCTGCTATAATTTTGTTCGGCCATACTTCCACCAAATTCAAACCAGCATCTTTCATCTCCTGAAACCGCTTGAGGTGAACATTCACCCACTTCTGCCATCCGGCTTCATCATTATATGCTCGCATAAATCTGGTGCGAAGGCAAGAACTAATAATTCGAGCGGGATCACGCCGGACAATAATCCACTTGGCATTGGGGAAAGCATCAGCCCATTGCGTCCAAACCAAGCACATCTTCGCTCCCTTGTAAAACCAAGGACCGCCCCTATAACCCTGATTCCTGATGACGGTAAAGACTTTCTGCCGCCAGAGAGGATCAATTTTCCACGTCGCCGGATTGGGTAGTGGTTTTTGCCCAAGCGGATCGAACCCGGCTTTTGATAATGACTTCTTTGTAAGCTCGTTACGAATTGCTTGGTTCTCAAACTGCCCTTTTTTGTTGTGGGGGGTCGGACCAGTCATAATCCCACCCCATGCGCCGCAGAAATGAACAATCCCGCCAACGATACTGGTCCCAGATCGAGCGCATCCTGTAATCAAAATTGGTTCATGGTCTTCCATCCCAATTACTCCTTACCCACGGGATACCCGTAATCTGATGAGGACGCGGATTTCCATGACAAGAAACAATCCGAGCATCCTCTGGTAACTGGTTGCCTCTGGACCGAACGTGTCGTTTGTAACTCACAACCTGTCGAGGACAAACTTTGTCCCACCTATCACCGCCTCGTTCTCCGACAACGTACCGAAACCAATACCGCTCACGTCCACCAGTCAACCGCTCAACGCGACTCGGTTGCTCGGCAAGGGGCTTCCAAAACCGATCACAATTCTCAGCGCCAGCGCGGAATGAAGTCACGTCACCGTCCAGCTTGTATTGTTCACCGGGCTTGAACTTGGACCGGGCGCAGAACTCGCCGGAATAAGAGACAATATCCGCCAGACAATCAACAATAACAATGTCCAAGTCCAGCGCCAAAACCTGCCGCCCGAACAACCCGCTCTCCTCCGAGAACATCCACATGCGGGGGAGAACGCCTCGCGGGCAAGGGGCCTCAAATTTACGGACAACAATTCCTGGATTGAGGCCATCCAACTCCTCATTGGTAAAACAAATAAATTCAAACTTGTCCCTCATCAATAGCAAATGGCTCAGAACACCCCGATAGAGCGCATTGATATATTGAGCGCCAAGCCCATCATTTGCCCACCTGTCACCCAACCAATAAAAGCAAACAACCGACAGCGGGACTTCCAATTTCGGAATACTAAGATCACGACGTTCCATTAGCTCACCAATCCTTTCACCCAAGCCTGCGACAACGCCCGATTATAAAGCGGCTTGGGATGTCCAAAGATTATTTTTACTCCTGGAGGCGGGCCGCTATTCCAGCAGTGCTTAAGTTTTATAAACCATCCTTTAGGAAAAGTAGCGCCGACGTTCAAAAAAAAGTCACCGAAAAAATCCTGGTCCCCCCGATACTTCTGCCGTAAATCAGCTTGGACCAGCGGTTCCTGAATATCAGGTGGAAGCAGAATATTACCAGCAGTAAACCCAATTACTGAACTTTGAAATCGAGTCACCACTCCAGCTTTAATTTTCGGGTCGTTGGATGGAGTCCCAAGCGGAGGCGCAAATAAAATGGACTTGGCATTAGCGCGTTGAAATGAAACCAAGCTATCCAACTCCCCGCAAATAAACGTGTCCAAATCCAAATAGAGGACCGGTCCCGTCAATGGCAGTCCCATAAACAATTCCAATTTTGCCCACCAACCAACCAGTGAGTTAGCAAATCGTAACGGTATCTGACGGTAGGGCGCATCTGCTTTAATATCATTTGTTAAGCAAACAAATTCAAATGGGGTTGATAACCACCGATGGCACATGCGGCAAAGGCGAGCCACATGATCGTGGGTGTAATCACGATTACGGAAATCCCCCCGCCACAAGACGCATGTAATCATTAGCATCGAACCTGCCCTTTCCAGATACGGTCGGCGTAAGTGTAACCCATCTCCTCTAAAAGATGGTTCTTCACTGGATGACATGCGATCATTCGTTTGTGAGTAATATCAATTGGGTCAGGTCCGCGATCCTGCTTACAAAGTTTACGCGCCCAATTGCGAGGAAACTTCGGACGATCTTTCCCAAGACAAACCGCCATCCAATCTTGGTCCCCGCAATACCGGTCAATGTGGACTGCTGGATTGAAGTCGGTATAAATACAATCACACTCTCCCTTATCGTACACAATAGCATCAGAACTGTAAATCGGAATTAATTCCTGGTGACGTGTTTTTTGCACTCGATGAATTGCCTGTTTTGTTGAAAAGAATTTGGAGTAGGACCAGTAATCCGCCAATGCAACAGGCGCGTCAAAATCAATAATGCTGTTCATGTCCCCCACAATCAGCATGTCAATATCTAATGCTAAAACACGTTTCTCCAAATCCACTCCAGGGCGGAAGCACTCGATCTTTGACCACCATGCCGGCCAATCCTTCTCCAACGGAATGACTCGAATGTCATTGCGAAACTGCTTCGCCGGAACATTACTGAAACAAACAAAATCAAGTTCCTTTGTTGAATGCAATGATAGCATGTCCTTCAACCGACTAATGTAGATTGGAGAATAGTAACGAACGTGGTTAGTCCCAATCCGTGACCAAGAACCAACCCATAAAGCGCAAGTGACGCTAATCCTGGTCAACGACAACCTCCTCCACCTGACTGCCAACCTGGTCTTTTTTCCAAGTCATCCAAACAGCGTCGGGATGGAATATAGTTACCTTCACCAAGCATTCATTATACGCTTTACGAACACCGTCCCAATTAGCATCATGCCCTAAAATCATCCCTTCCGGCTTTACTTTGGGGAGATACGCTTTGATATCAGACGAACACGCTTCGTAGGAATGATCGGCGTCAATGAAAACAAAATCGAGGGATTCGTCCTCAATATCGTTTGCGCCATCCAACGATAATTTGTTGATGAGCGTAACGCGACCACCACTATTACGATTCAATTTGTGCCTAAATTTTGGCTCCATCTTGGAGAAACCCCCCGGCCATTTATCCACAGCAATCATCTGTAACCCCGGATTATCATGTATGAGAGCAAACGTTGTTTTACCTTGCGCCACACCAACCTCCGCGCCAATGGTCCACTGATACTGTCTAATTAATTGATTCAACAAATCAACCCTTGTAAGCTGGTTGCCTAGTGGAACAACCGTAAACGGACCATACTTTTCCCAAATGGAGCAACGGGCGTCCCGTTTTGACGTAAGAGGAATATTGATATTATGAACGTATAATTGCATATAAACTTGACGTTCCTCATCAGCCCACGACACTCCCCGAATAAGGTCGCCATTGGCATCCAAAACCATAAATTTGTCACCTTTCGTAACGTCCCAAATTTTCTTACTCATCTTTTCTCTCCTTCTTGACTTTTTGGCCTCAACAACTTCCACAGGGTGGTTGCGTTGGTTTATTGGCGTGATTGTCAACGAATCCGACTGCGGAGGCATCTTTTTTTTGTTTTGAATAATCTGAACAAACTCATCAAATGAAATTCGTGGAAAGTCCAAAATAGCACTATCGGGGTTAACGTTGATAATTGTGTAACCCAACGACCGAGCAGCTTTGGCAATCTCATGGGTCGTCCTGATAAGACGCTCATAAAACTTTTGCTTGGTATCGCTGTTGGTAAACTTCCTAACTTCCTTATACCCTTCATGCCAATGAGTCGCCCCATCAGCGCCAGAGCAAGCATCAAACCCAAAAAGAAACGCCCTGCCCTCCGGGCCGGTAAGGTGATACGCCAAATTTATGGCCGACCCCCCGGAGTTACCATTCCACCGCACCGTCTTTGGGTCGGTTGAAAGCCCCATGTCCTTCCGCCCACGTTGACGGTCAACATATTTAATGGCTTTATCAGTCGCAGCATGAGAACAACAACAAGCTCGGAGACCCGTAAACGAATAAAGCCCCCGATCTTTCATCGTTCGATAGAGCGCATAAAAGGGCGAATCGCCAAACCACAAAACGTGCATCCAGTCATTTGAATCAGGGATGTCCTTGTATGCTTTATTAACCCCAATAACCTTGATTTTTTCGCTTAGCGAAAACTCACGAAGAACACCCCAATCGGCTTGCTTAAAGGATGGCCCGCCGCCGATGATAATTACATCAGCAGCGGGCCACATCTTTGGAACTTTCCAAGTACCCATCCGTTACCCCATCCGAGAACTTACACGCCGTTGACCAGCGCGTCAGCTTCTTCCTTGGTAAGCGGGGCCGTATTAATCGGTTTGCCAGTTGCGTTGACAACATCATACGCCCCGTCCCGTCGGGGACGGACCGTCAAAGTCGCCGTAGGGACCGGCGGGCCTCCATCCACCTCGCCGTCCCTCATGGGGGTCAACCGCTCGAACTTGTCAATGCCCCCACCTAACTCAATCGGCCATGCCCGAACAGTCTCACCACTTCCAGTGATGACTCGTCCGTCTGGCATATAGTGAATCCCCGTGCGAGGTTTCTTCTTCCACACAGGGGGCTGAAGTGGAAGTTTCACCGGAGTAACAGGCACAACCTCCTCCACCTTGGGCGCAATAACTTCCGATTTGGGAGGTTGAGGTTTAACTTCCGGCGTTTTTACAACCTCCTTCTTTTCCTCAACAACGGCTTCAGCTTCTTCTTCCACGTCAGCTTCTTCTTCCTCCACATCATCTTCTTCGGGTTCAGCCTCCACCGGCTCAATGGCCTTAACGGAAGGCTTCTTCTTGCTAACCGACTCCTCCAGGTCATCCGTTTTTCTCGGGCGCCCCCTCATTGCCGGTTTCTTTTCAGCAGTCGTTTTCTTGACCGTCGTTGTTGAACGTGTCGTCCGTTTGATTTCGTCGTCCATCATGATTCTCCTTTTTTACATGAACATGGGTAGTTCATCCAAATCATTAAGTGTAATGGACGATTCCGGTGCTGCCATTGGCATCGGCCCGCAGATTCGGGACCATAATGGTCATGACCCGATAATTGTGGACCATCCCGCCAAGGCTCTGCCATTCCACGTTGGTCATGGGCATCCCCACTACCAGGCGGACGACATCCGGCGTCATCTGTACCAAGAGAGCGCAGTCAGCCGCCATCTTATCGCTGACCGCCACATCTTCCAGCCCATCAACCTCAAGCAGCCGCTGACGGATGCTTTTCGGATACCCGGAAACGTAGTCACGCCCGAGCACTTTCTCAAAGCCGGTGGGGATATACAGAACCCAAGGACCGTAACGATGGGCCGCGACCGAAGCCGCCTTCATGTTCAGAACGTCCTGAAGAATCTGCTCACCGATGCTGCCTTCACTGTTTGGTTCGAGGTCGTCCCAATGACCGTTCCCGAAACTGCCAGTGATCCGCGACGGGAAGTCACGATAGCCGTAGATGACCCCGCCGCCGTAAGCATAACTGGAGAGGCCGTTAAACAGAATGTCCTCCAGTTTATCAGAGACCATCGCGGCGCACTCAAACGCCTGAGCCGTGTCCAACGAGTTACCAGTGGACCGGGAAGCCGCCAGAACGCGAGCGTTAATCTGGAACCCCTTGTGAACGATAGGCAAGGGCAGGTAGCTCATATTGAACTCAAGCCGGTCGTTATCAGGCTGAGGAACGGCGTCCATGTTGACCTGAGCCGCGCCGAGTTCACTCATGGTTTCCCACTCAAACACGGTCTTGCCAAACCCATTGGCAATGTTGAACACCAGTCCACGACTCTGGAGATCGGCGATCCCGCGAAGCCGAAGTTTGGCCGCTTGGAGAAGGGCTTTGTCATACTCAACCCACTCGTCCTTGCGGAGAGTCGCATTAGCAACCGGGCGGGCGGTCCCGCCAGCATTGACAAACGCCCCGACACGCCCGCGTTTATCAACATCAAAATAAGGCCGCATCAACCCAACATCCAATTTTCCGCCGTTCAATGCCATGTTCATCAAAGCATTGGCGACCGGGCCAACCGATCCGGGCTGAATTACATCCACATTAGCAGACATACCTATCACCTCCTCTTTTACGTTACAGCACCATCATCTTGATGTGCTGCTCACCGGTCAGATCGTCTGACTCCGTTCCACTGGACCCGGAAAGATCAAGGGCTTCCAGCGCAATCCCAAGCGGAGCAGCAGCAAACTGCACCAAGTTCTCCGCGTTGTTCTCCAGCCAATCGGAAGAATCCCCCGACATAGACCACAATTGAACCGTTCCATCACCGGCAGAACAAAGTACCTTTCCAATGGTAGCGGTCTGACCGTCCTTCAAAAGGACGTTCACAACGTCGCCGGGACGGAAGATACCAACCTGAACGACATCATCAGCAGCATAGGCGTCGTTGATTCCGTTGCCCTGAAGTTCGTCTTCGAGCGCGACCATCAAAGGCTTCGCCAACCCATCAGCAGTGGCGTGTTTCAGGACTTTGTTAGACGAATTGAGGGTCAGGATATGACCGGGGTACAGCGCGGCATTCGCCAAACGCTCCTCCCGAATCTTGCTGTAATCCTTGACCACAATGGACTTGATCGTGTTAGGCATTGTTCTTCACCTCCTTTACTTTTTGGCCGGAAACAAATCAGCCAACGACGGGAGAGCCAACGGAACCATGTCGTTAGCATTGTCCACCGGAACACCGGCGTTTCCGACGTAAATGGGACCGTCACTGGACGGCTTCTGGATCAGGGCGCTCAGTTTGGTCAGTTCCGGCACCGATTTGGCCTTCAGTTCACATTCGGTAAACTGATTGCCGGTCGCATTGGTGATGGAAGCGATCAACTCCGCTTTCCGCTGATTCAGCAAATCCAGTCCATTGGACAGCACTTCCTGATACTGGACCGGGAGACGCTTGATAAGCTCCTCCGGGGTCAATTCCGCGTTGACAACAGCAGGAACCATCGGCTCCTCCTTCGGAGCGACAACCGGAGCAATTTCAGGCTCCTTCTTCGGCTCCGGGACCGGTTCCGCGTTGGCAGTTACTTTCTTTTCATCATCCTTCATTTCACTTTCCCCTCCATTCCCGACAGGTTTCTCCTCGCCGGTTTTGTTATGAGAACGCTCACTACAATTAGTAGCAGGAGCATCCTCGTCTTCTTTGGGATCATCCGGTGAATCGGATTCAACCGGATCAGTCGTCTCGTTATGTTTCTCAATATCCGTCATCCCATTCGCCGTCTCCTTTCGGTTGCGAATCCCACAACCATCTTGCAAGGAACACGCGCCGACTTCATGGGGAAGGACGGCCAGATGGTCCGGCCTCATCTCCAAAATTTCAGTAACGTATTCCTCATTCCTCCACGTCCCGCCTGTTTCCGTAATAGCAATCGGAATAAAACCAGTCGAGACATCAACCGGCTCGCCGCGTTGAATACGAGCAAGCAACACGGGGTCCAGTTCACGCAAGCGGTCACGGTCAAGCCAGAGTTCCGCTCGCAACCTTGGGCCATCCATGTGTGCATTGAACACACGGCCCACCACCAGCCGGTCATAGACGTTGGGATCATCCGCACATCGAATCGGCTGTCCTTGATTATCTACCGGATGCTGGGGGATGGTTACTGACACCCCATTCCACTCGCGGTCGTGTTGGGAAAGGACCGCCGTGGAATAAAAAATTGGACCGTTGCTCCCATTATGGACCCCCTCCACCAAC